TACCAAAGCTGCGACATTTAACTTCTAACCAGAAGCAAGTATCACTACTTTCACACCAGTAATCTAGTCCGTATGATACTGGTAGCTTATTGCACCTAACATCCCATAATCCTTCTATAAAACCAGCTACACGCTCCTCGCGTTTCTGGTCGCTTATTGTTTCCATCTTTGGTTTTGGATTCATATTCCACTCCTTTAATCATCAAAGAACTCAGGGTCAATCGCAACAATACGTTTTGTTGGCCTGCCTGTAGTTTTAGTCTTAACATCTTTCTCTTGGATTTCTCCAGAGTTCTTCAGTCTTTCTATAATTTCTTTTACCTCGTATGACTTCATACTTCTAAATATTTCACGCCTATCTATATCACGCTTACTGATACCTATATCTCCTTGCGACCTAATAAAGCTTAAGACTTGTTTTATCTTGCTTTCTGTCTCTGAGCCTGCAACTTTGTCTTCACAGTTATCTACAAGTAATTGGTCATAGTAATAAACATAATCAATTGCCCACTTAGTTATATCACTCCTAATAATATTGGTCTTATGGTCATCCGCTAAAGCGCATATCAAAGCTAATCTCATAGCCTTTTCTCTAGTTCTAGATAGCAATACTTCTAGTCCATCTTTCTCTAGAGCGTCTTGTTCTTCTATTAATTTGTATGCAAGCTTGGTTAATAAGTCTTTACTTTCACTATCAAAAGTAAGAACACGTTGTCTAAAATCCATCTCTGAGTTGTTCTTAGCAAGCTCTTCCATTTCATTCTTAGTCTCTCGCATCTTTCTAACCCACTCACATATAGCATGAGAAGGTTCTCTAAATGGAACCATCCTACCTACAACTCTAGGAAGTTTGGATTCAACAACAATAAACCTATTTAAAAATCCATCTACAATTCTGCCTGTAGATAAAGCACCGTAAAAATTCTTTGGAACACTCATACCCATAAGTGTTATAGCTGGTTTAATTGTTGACCTATCCATAGCTTCTTGTTGTTGCTTGCTAGACATATTCATTAAAGAGTAGTTATCAGGTCTGATAGTACCGTGACAACGACCCCAGGCTTCCATCAGAGCTTGCAGGGCGTCTTCTTTATTAGAGTTGGATGACTTGGCTATACTTTCTAATCTTTTACCAAACTCGTCCATTACAGTTATGTGCGTCGGTTTGTGTCGCAACAAACTATAGACAGCTCCACTTGATGTATAGCCATCTCCAGCCATCAAATCTACATGGCCAGAACTATCTAACACAGACTCAATAACTGTCTTAGTATTTTCTTTACCCTGACCAGATTTTGCAATACACATAAAATACAAAGATGAAAAGTTATTCATATCTGATTTATACATACGACCAGCAGCAACTGAACCTACACCCAAGGCTGACTGCAGGCTTAATCCTGGCTGAGATATTTGAGCTATTTGCTCTGAATATTCATAGATGTCCTTAATAATTCCTGGAGGGTTATACAACTCACTTGGTTCTTTTATTATCCTGTTTTTAGATATGTAACTAGGAGCAGCTTGATTCTTACGCTCATGGGTTCTCATAATAGAACTTACAGTTGTAGCTATCTCTGAATCTTCTAAAGGTGGTTTGTTGCCTCTATTCCAAGACTGCAAAAAGAATTGAGTAAAGTCTGTATTCAATCCTTTGGCAATCAGATAACCTGCCAGTCTAGCTGCAGTATCATTACGGCTTCCTTCAGCGGCGGCTTCAAGGGAGAGAGGTGTCGCTATAGGTTTGCCGTTAATCTTGTCTGCGCCAGTTACCTTTACCCAGTCTTCACGAGAGAAGTCTGGCAAGTCACCTGTATCATGCAATTCCCAACCTGGTATTACTTGTGGTTCATAGATGGCGCCAGTAGCATGAATATTATAGGGGGCAATAATCAAGCCACCAACGCCTCTTATATCAATGAGTTTTTCTGGGTCATAACCAGTAACTCTACGAGCGACATAAGTTGTAAAATTTTCTGGGTTGTTATAGTAATAGTGCATACCCTTACCAGTAGCTACCTTTAAAGGTGTAACAGGTAAATTATTTGCAGCCCACGTGACTGCTTCTGGGGTATCTGCATCTATAACTAAAAACTTACCAGTCACTAAAGCTACGACTAAATCATCGCGGCCTTGAAACCATTTAGTTATCTCTTCTGTCGTTGGTTGTTCGCTCTTGAATCTTTCCCAGCTTCCAAGTTCTCTTGGAGGGACTTTGTTATGACGTAGTAAAGGTACTACACTAAAGCCTGATTCTGCATAGGCAAGCGCTAAATCCAACGCAGAGTCTTCTGCTGTTGCTTTGACGTTGAACACTTCTGTTATTCTTCAAAAGTAGTTTCAAGTGGTCCATAGATAGATTCAAAGTCTAGCTTTCCGTCTGCTGCTTTGATTATCTTTTTAGCCTGTTTTATAGAAGGTTGACGCCTACCATATCTCCAGGACTTTGCTGTTGCTTCAGAGCATTCAAATAATTTTGCTGCTCCAGCGTTGCCTATATAGGCAATATAATCTTTTAAAGATATACGTTTCACTTCTCTCTCCTTGTATTCTGGCTCTAGTTTGTTAGCATATAAAGATTCTAAATCTTTATCACATAACTGCTTTAGCCTGTATAAATAATTCACTTTCCATTGATTTTTATTGACTTCGCTCATAGTTGCTTTCTGTAATAAATTTATTTTGAACTAAAAGTATACAGTTATAAATTTTATCTGTATACTATTATTTTATCTTTAGGAGAAATGATATGAGCGATATTATAAGTCGTATAAAAAGCCCTAGCGAGTTGGTCGAAATGCAAGGTGCTAAACTTTTGGTTTACGGAATCTCTGGAGCTGGTAAGACAACTCTTTGTCAGACCGTTCCAGGCAAGACCCTTGTTGTAAGTATGGAGGCTGGACTTCTATCTATTAAAGATGCTACGAACGTGACTGCTATTGAAGTCAAAGAAGCAGCTGAAATAGAAGAAATTGCACAGTTACTAGAAAGCGGTAAGCTAGACTACGATACCGTTTGTTTAGACAGCGTGACAGAAATGTCAGAGATTGTTCTGGGCAACGAGTTGAAGAAAAGTAAAGACCCAAGAAAAGCGTATGGCGAGGTCATTCAAATAATGACTAAGACGATGCGTAGATTTAGGGACCTTCCAATACATGTTGTATTTATTGCTAAACAGCAAGAAGTACGAGATGAATCTACTGGTATGTTGCACTATCAACCAATGATGGTTGGAGCAAAACTACCTACACAAATTCCTTATTTCTTTGATGAAGTGTTATGTTTGAGGACATTTGATACCGAAGATGAGAAAGGAAAAAAGACAACCGAAAGATGGTTGCAAACAACTCTTGGCGCTAATTATATTGCTAAGGACAGGAGTGGTAAGTTAGAAGCCCTAGAGGAACCTAACCTATCACATATTATTAACAAGTTAGGATTTACAGGAGAAGCATAATGTCTGACTTTGATGGAATTGATTTTACAAACGTAGAATCTGAGAGAGAGGAATCATCCTCTTATATACCGAAAGGTGATTATAATTGTATTATTAGCGAATGTACTAAACATGTATCTGCTGCTGGTAATGAGAGTATTAAACTAGAAGTTAAGGTACATAACGAGCCAAAATTTAATGGTTGGATTGTTAGAAAATACTTTAGCCTTTGGTATACAAATGAAGACAAAGAGAAGCAAGAATTAATTAGAGGCTACGCAGCTTCTGATTTTAAACGTTTGCTTACTGCTGTTGGACTTGATACTCCACCTGTAAATGCAGAAGACTTACAAGGCAAAAATATGGTTTGTACTTTTTCTGAAAGAGAGAGTGACAATCCTAGCTATCCAGATACACAAAATGAGATAGTTGCTTTTAGAACTCCGAAGGGAGATGGAATAGCTCCGCCTAAGAAGGTAGAGATTCCACCAAGTATGGCTGCAGCGGAGACTAGCAAGCCAGCTAAACCTTCTTTATAAAATAACAGGCTCCGCTAGGGGTCTATAGGGTAATCGTATAACTCCGTAAATACTTCTCAAAAGCCCAACCTAGCATTTAATTATGAAACCACAATCAGCAAAACAAAAAGGTCGCAAACTCCAACAATGGGTGAGAGATAAACTTATTGAACTTCTAGACATACATCCAGAGAATGTTAAATCAACATCAATGGGTGCTGGTGGAGAAGATGTTATTATGAGTAAAGAGGCAAGAGATGCCTTTCCTTATTCTATTGAGTGTAAATGCCAGGAGTCCTTAAACATCTGGAAAGCATACGACCAAGCTTCTGCTAACTGCGGAAAGCATCAACCATTAGTAATTATTAAGAGGAATAGGTCTAAGACCTTAGCTGTTGTAGAGGCTGAGTATTTCATCAACCTCCACAAAAAAGATTAGAGGTGTTGGCTTATACTTGAGCTAGCCATTTCTTCAATCTCAACATCTTCCAAAGAAGCCATAGACGGCTCTTCTACTTTTTGAATTAATCTATTGAGATACCATTGAGCTTTGAGCAAGCCTTCTAGCTGGTCTTTCTTTTCGTAACGCCACACATATTTGATTACGTTACCCTTGCAATAACCAGCAAAAGCTTCAGGTGTCATACTGGCCTCCATAGCGTCAATACATTCTATAGCGCCGTCTTTATAATGATTAGGGTTTACTGGGTCATTCATTTTTTTCTCCGAAATAATTTTTCTGCCTTTCTTTTCCAAGACCATTCTAAAAATCTGCCTAAAAGTTCGTCAATAAAATTTTTCATTAATCTTCCAAGTCCAAAGTCACAATACTATCTGAATTATAAATAGTAGTTATACCATCATATAAGTATTTGTTATAAGCATCTAAGAATACTTGCATCCTGTCCCAGGCTTTGTCCATCTGCTCATCTGTAATAACAAATATCTTACTGGCATAAGGAGGGAACTTCTCTTGGGCAACAAAGGCAAACTCTTTAACGCTATATCCAGCCTTCTCCATACCTCTACGATACCAAGCGGCTTGCATGTCATAACCCCAATACTTAACTGAGTCGGCAAATTCTTTTGGGTCGCAAGACTTAGTTGTTTTATAGTCAACAACATATATCTCACCAGGCTTATATAAATCTTTGAAAGGTGGACATATTAAATCTGGTCTACATTTACAAAGAATCTTATCCTCATACCAAAAGAAACTAGCCTCTGGTAACTTGCCTTCTGCTTGTAAATACATGTCAGCCTCATCAATAATATTGGCCTTCATACCTTTGATATGGTTATCTTCTACCTCTTTAATAACGCAATCGTATCGTTCCAACATATCTGCTTTGTTTTCTTTATATGCTTTGGTATAAGGAGAACCCATCAGCACAGCAACTTCTTGGTTATACACTTCCTCTCCTTCTACTAACATATAGTGAGCGGCAGTACCAAAGTTCATAGCATCTGTAGTCTTTTGCACTTCATTAACAGCATGTAGCTGGGAATTGCCAAACTTACGCAGGGTACTACTGCTTATTCCTACCTCAGAGTGATATACCTCGTTGGGTATGTCTGCATATATTAAGGCATCTCCTCGTTCTTCAAACGGGTATGCTTCTAGTTCTGTTATTTTTTCCATATTTTCTTCTCCTTTTTTTCTTCTGTTACATTTTTTAGTTTATTGATGTTGTTCTTATCTTGAACCATATTATTTTGCATATTGAGCCAATCAATATCTTCTTCTTCTACTTTTTTATCTAGCATATAAAATATTACGGCACATACTTCACGCCACTTTCTATCAAGAAAGCTATCTAATCTTTTTATTAATTTAATCAAAATGGAACCTCATCATCTTTGGGTGGGAAATACGAGTGTTTATGTTCTTCCATTTCCCAACGGTGTTTATAGTTTGGCGTAGCTGTTTCTTCTGTCCAGTCGTCATCATACTCTATAGGTATATCTTCATACACAAATTGATGTGTAATGGGTACAGGCCAATAGCCTAACTTTGCTTGTAGGTCTTGTAAGTTTTCTGTATAAGTTTTATCTGGATTATATGCAGGTACATATCCTTCGCAGTTAGCCTTCATTTTATCAAACAAGGCATTAGCATCAAGATTATCTGTAATGGCTTTTAACTCAAACTTAGTGGCGTCATAGGGTATAAATCTTACGCCAAACCTATCGTCATAAGACCTAAAAGGGTAGAACCTTATCTTATTACTCATTGTCTACGACTGACTCACTTGCAAACCTATAAGCACTTTCAAACATACTAGGCTGATGAGCATATATATACTCAACAAAAGCCTGGAGTCTCTTCATAGCTACAAGGTCATTGTTAAAATTAGTAGAACCCTTTGGTTTAAAGGCTGACTTAGATAAAGCCTGGTTGTTGCGCATAGTCATATCCAAGACAAGAGCCATACTGTTATCTACTAACTCATTCATTTCTTCTTTATTCATTTACTTCTCCAAAAGTTAATATTAGATAGTATATTAAATTGTTTGACATGTAAACAGATATAGCTATACTAAATGTATATTTATTTTATTTATGGAGAAGAATATGAATATGAGTGTGAAGAAAGAATCTGAAATGGATTTCAACAACGACCTGGCTTTTGACTTAACTGTCAATATGATGCGTAACTACGCAAAAGATTGCTTGGTTGATAAGGATATGGAAATGATGGACCCGATGGCTGGGTCTTACTTGCTGGTTCACAATTTAGTTGTTGGTCTTTTAGTTAAGGCTGATGGTTTTGAGAGTGAGTTAATTAATGTATGTCACTCTGCGATTGAAGATGCGGAGTTCAGACTAAACAAATCTAAGGGGAAATAATATGAGTAAGTTAAAAGACTTATTAATAGATGCGGATATTGCCGCCGAAGAAGTATTGCATGAAGGTTGCGAGGACTTTAAACAGTTCTGCGACGGCATGAAGAAGATGAGGGAGCTGTCTGATAATTGGTTATTAGAACATGAACCTCATTTGGAACAGGCCTGGAGGGAACATACTGAAACGCAATACTATAATCATAGAGAATAATCGCGAACAGGCAGTCGTTTGGCTTGTATAAAAAACTATAACGCAGTCGTCTTGATATAAACTTTGGGGCTTGGTTTACGACATAAAGCCCCACTATTTGCTATACTTTGAATATGTCACATTTAAAGATTATAGATTTCCAATCTAAAAGACCTAAGCCTACTTATACTGAAGCAAAGGACAGGCTAGAACTTCTGTTCGAGGATTTTGTCGCAAGAGGTGTCTCACCGAAAGAGATTGCAAGTCTTATCTTTACCTTCGGAGCATGTGAGTTGTTAAGTTATTCTGACACCCCAGAAGAGGGGTCGGAAGTTATCGACGAGGTTTTATATAATTGCTTTGGAATTAAGAAGAAATCACTCTTTTCAGAGGGTTTTGTCACAGAGGACGATACAGACTGACAAAACTATTGGCTTGAAAGCCTTACTGGGCCTGGTTTTGGCGTTTTGTCAGTTTTGTCAGGGTTTGGGTGTAAGTGACAAAAGGGTCGGAACTATTCGACGCGGTATGAGTAATATGAAAGGGGGAGTATAATAATATATGACAAAACTATATATATACTCTTATTTATTAATATATATTACCTTGTAGAGCCTATTGTTGCAGGGTTTTTAGTTTTGTCGGGGTTTTCTGACAAAAGTATGACAAAAGTAAAATAAGTATGACAAAAGTACAAACAAGATTGAAGAAAGAATTGAGAGATAAGTTGCCAGAATATGTAGTCGATTTACTAGAAGATGAGGATATAGTAAGATTTATAAAGAAGTTTCCAGGAGCAAGGTTATTAAATGCCAAACAACAACAACATAAGAAAGAGCGTTAAGGTAGAGAAGACACTTGAAGAAGGTGTTGAGGACATGCCAATTGAGTATGTTAATCACGATGAAAAGCATTTAACGAAACGTCAAAGGTTATTAGTCTGGAATGCAGTCAACGACCCACAACTCACATGGGCTGAAGCGGCCAAAAAAGCAGGTTATAAGAATCCTATTGTAGTCGGGAGATATATGCATGAGGGTAAGAAATATAATCACGTCAGGGCTGAGTATGAACGATTGATGTCGGAGGCTAAGAAGAAGTTTGAACTTACGCATGACAAGGCTGTAGAAGATTTATATAAGTTGAGAGATGATGCTTGGGGGTCGGGAGCCTATAACGCTGCAATCCAGGCTCAGGGATTATTATTGAAAGTCGGGGGATTGATTGTAGATAGGAGAGAAGTCCTACACGGTAAGATTGACCAGATGAGTCGGGACGAGGTTGAAAGAAGACTACAGCAATTGCTAGGGACTAAGGCTCTTGATAATAAGTCGGGAGCAAATATTATAGAGAACAAGTCGGGAGATTAATTTAAACCTCCTGTCTTGCCTGTTCATCATCTTTAAATATATTGCAGTCATCACATTTCTGTATTTCCTGTTCTTGGTCTTCTGTATTGAATGTATCAATCCACCCAACACCATTACATAATTCACACTTCATTAGAGGCCTCCTGTTTTAGTATTCTTAATATATCAATTACTTCTGTACTTGTTCTGCCGTCATCACCTGTAGCGATATCTACGGCTTCTCTAATTAATTCTTCGTTATACATTAGCTACCTCCTCCTTAAATTGTTTTTGTTCTTGTTTTGTTAAGCATTTAAAATGAACTCTATACGCACCGTCTGAAAAATTACCCCTAGATAAATCATCATCTTTTCCGTAAACATCATACGGGCATATATCCTCATCAACTGCAATAAGTTCATCACATCTATCACATTCAAGCATTGCACACTCGGGACATAGATATCCGTCCCTGTATTCTTCTTCTGCAAAGATAGTATTACCTTTATCATCAAGACTCTCATAATCTGCGTCTGCTGGAATACGGTTGACAAACCTGCCACTTCCAAAAGATGTGTCTTGATTACAACATACGCAATTGTTTTCTATATCAGACATTAGATACCTCCTGTTTAAATTCTTCTTCACTCATTAAACCATTATCAATAAAAAAATCTTCAAGACTTTCTTTTATTTCTTCTTTAGCTGTTCCAACACTTCTGTTAGCTAGATAATCTAAAGTCTCAATAGCTTCTTCATAAGTCTCGCACCATTCTTTTAACATTTGTTTAGGTATTGGCATTAGCTACCTCCTCTCCATACATCATTGCTTTGAGTCTATCGCTCATTGGCAATACATCTAACTTATATAAGAGTTGTTCAACCATATATAATCTATCTACAACATATTGAAAATCAGAATTAAGTTGATAATCATAGTCTTGTATTATTTCCTCCATACTGATTTGCAAATCTGTTATATCTTGTTGCAAATATTTTTTAAGTTGTCTTACTTTACTCATTTGTCATTTCCTCCTTTAATTCGTTAATTTCATCTTCAAAACAATATTGAATAGCTGTATAAAAATCTTCCCAACTTACGCCATAGTTGGCATCATGTTTCTTTGCAACTTGATATAAAACTTGCATACATTGATTGTCTGTAAGTTCTAGGTCAACCTTCTCGGGCATATCCTCGTTTAGTATTTCTAGTTGCTCTCTAACATCATCTATTGCCCAAATAATAGCAATAGAGTTATTGCTGTTATATCCGTTTCCATAATTATTCATTAGTTCAATCCCTCCACTTGATTCCATTCTTCATCTAATATTAAGATTTCTTCAAGACCATGTTTGTAATCAACATTATCATCAGACCAAGAGTCTATATATTTTTCTTCTCCATTCTTTAGTTTGATATAAAGTTGACCTCTACGTATGTCATAGTCATCTATATCGTCCCAATTAATACCCTCATCATCTAAATCCCAACTAAGATATGCACTATATCTAGCTTCTATCTTCTTGGGTTTAGTTCCGTCTAACCATTCAACCTTGTTTGCGTTGCTCATTTTCTTCTCCCGTTTATATTGTTATCTTCAAATAGATAACAAAGTATTAATATGATTATTAGTAAGAGTTCCACTAATCTTTATCAGATAATATGAAACTATCTTCCCAATAATCGGTTATTGTTTCTCTCCTGCCGTTAGGCAATATCTTGACGGGGTAGATAGTGACTTCCATTGTCTCCCCGTCTTCGCTGTAATGATGAATGTCATAAGGCTTGTTGCCTATCGTCACATCATTCCAAATATCTATAATCATAGCTTTGGCTTGAATATTTCTACTAAAGTGTCTAATTTGTCTTTAGGTAGGTTTTCTAAATGTTTTGGAGTCTTGTTAGGCTTCATATCTATTTTAACTAGATGACCTTGATTAGATAATCTATTCATCTTGTCTTCTGCCATATCAAGGTCTGGAGTCTCCATAGCAACTCTATAGCTGTTATCCACCTTGTTATAAACTTTTACTAAGTATTTCTTCATTAGTCTTGCTCCTTTATATCCATTAAATAACTATCAGTCTTACAAGTATCACAACCTTTAAAGTGTCCTTCTTCATCTTCCATAAACACTAGGTCATCATCACTTTCAAAAACCTCACTACACATATTGCATATAACTTTATTCATTATCTTCTCCTTTAAATTGTTCCCAGTAGTCGGGATTCGGGGTTGTCGTCATTTGAAATATTGGTTGGTCGGGTAGCCTTACTTTAAGTTGTCGGGCATATCTTAGTATGTCGGAGTAAGTCGGATTACCCTCGATAGCGAACTCTATATTAGTTCTAAAAATTCTTATATATGTCATAATTATTGTTTCCTGTAAAAAATGGGGCTTTGTTCATAAGACTGTTGCTTTATCGTTTAGGCTATCACTAGCCCGTCTAACTGGTATAGATTTAAATGTTTACCACTTTTATACATACCCCAATTAGCAGTTTATACACTTGCTAAGGTGTACGGAGTAAATCCTAAAATGCTTGAATGATAAAGCTAGTATCATCAATCATTATTACTTGCGTTGCGTGTTCTATTTCTTCTATTGATTGGTAGTCTTCGCCATAGTCCTCTTGAAACTCTGCAAGGTCTTCATACTCATTAAAATCACAACATATAGCTATTACGTCAAGTTCTATTTGTTGGCCTGTAGAGTCTTCATAGTCCTCTAAGTAGTCATAGAGGGCAATTAGTCCCTCATATGTGAAATTATCGCCTCTACCAGCTTTATGAAATGCTGTAGTAAAGTCACTTTTATATATTGTTTGTATCATTGTTATTATTCTCCGTTAGTTAATACCACGAAAGGCCACAAAAGAGTGGCCTGTTAGCGTGGGTAAGGTTATAGCCAGTCGTAATGATTGCTAATAGTATTCTCTAATCTTTCCCTAAATCTATTATTTTTAGCTTCAATAGAATCTATTTGGCTTCTAATATCGTAAAATCTCCACCTTATAGAATCATCATCAGTATTAGCTAATTCTTCTTTAGAAAATGTATCTTCAATTTGTTTTAAGTTGTTTAAGATTGTATTTATATTTGGTTTAATCATTTTAATTAGTCTCCAAGTTTTTGATTTGTTGCTGGAACGCAAGTATTTTTTCTTGTTGCATCTTGATTATTGGTAAATCAAGTGGTTTATCTTTATCTATTGCATCTTGAACTAAATGCTCTAAAGTTGCTCTCATATCTTTTAAACAGTTGTTTAAATATTCTTGATTATTGAATGTCATTATTTCACCCCCAATATATCTGCTACTTGATTGACCTGTTCATCTGATAAGTTATTGATAGCGTTTACATTTATTGCATTAGTAAACATTTGGTTTATAGATGTTTCATTTGTTCTAAAAGATATTTCCGCCTTTATCATTGTTTGGTTGTCACTATCTTGATACCTAACATCATCTAACATCTTATAAAGGTTGCTAGTTGATATGTCCGCTATATTGTTATATTTCTTGTCTGTCATATATTTCTCCGTTTAATTAATTGACTAGAGAATTATAAACCTAGAGTGTACTAAATGTCTACACTTTAAATGATTTATTTCTATAGGTCTAAGATATACAGATATTAATAGCATCTAGGGGACTTGCTAGGCACTTGTAGTTTTATATAGCAAATACGCCCTACTCTATCCAAGAGGGGAGGGGAGACGGCTATCCCTGTCGGGATAGATGTCGGGATATATTGTCGGGAGTCGGGAACGCCAAAAGACTTATATACATATTACCTTATTGTTATCTCTATATACATATATATAAACAATATTAATATGTAAAGTACACTTGACACCTATGGAGGAGGGCTAAGCCCATATAAACAAAGGGATACAGAGAAAAACCAATTTAATTAATATCAATAAATATGTATACAAAGAGTACACCTTACTATATGATTATCTCATACCAGCAATTAAGCTGGACGGAGAAAAACGATATGAAGAACTTAATAATAAAATGGTTAGGACTGGACAAGCTGGAAAGCTTGATTGATTTAAGAATAACCCAGCTACAAGACGGAACGGTTGACGCTGTTATGGTCAACCTAGACCGAAGCTACGACTTAGACGGAATGAGTAGCAAGTTAGACGATATGGATTATCTAACTCAAGACCTAGAGTCCAGGGGCAACAGATGGGACGATATGGCCGACAAGGTGGAAGATGATTCCGACACTTTCTTGCTTGATAAGGTGCAGAGCGTAGACGACAGACTAACCGAACTAGTAGCAGGTTATAAGCTAGATGTTCAATTAGTAAAGGAGGAATTCTAAGATGGATATAGAAGCAAAGAAATGGGAGCCACGCGTTAAGGTGGCTCTCTTTAATACTGGCGAAGTTGTAGAGTGTGTAGATGTAGCCCCTAGGGTGTTTAATACTTACCTAATAGATAAATTTAATATGTCCTTTGCAAGGGGTTGCAGGGTTGGTAGAGCAATAGAAAAGCTATACAACGAATGCACACCCTTAGACTCTAGGAATAGGGATAGACTGATGAGGTTGACACTTGCGGAAGTGTTAGACCTCTACGGAACTAAAGAGGAGATGTATAACCATTTTCAAGAGGAGGCAAATAAAAATGACTAAGTATCAAAATCCATATATTGATTGTCCTAAGTGCGGAGACTATGAAAGCTTTTTAGCTGTTGAGCCTGAACTGGGTGCAGAGGAAGGCGGGAACTGTCAGTCTTGCGACCATACAATAGAAACGCCTAGATGGCTTTCAGAGACTGGTAAGGTGTTTGGGAGGGATTACTTATGACTAGACAACATTTCCAAGCAATTGCGGAGGCTCTCAGACTATCTGAGGCCTCCCAAGAGACAATAGATGCAATCGCTAAGGTATGCGATAGATATAATCCTAACTTCGATTACGATAAGTTTAATATGGCTTGTCGTTCTTGTTATCATTCAAAGGAGGCCTTTGATAATGATTGAGGTATTCTTATTAATCGGTATATTTACATTTATTTATCTAATCGGATAGAGGAGGGGAGAGGTAAAGGGGCTAAAAAGCCCCTTTTTTTTGTCTATTTGTAGCGAGAGGGGAGCGGGGCGGTTATATTCGGCGTAATATACTCATATATTTAACCATATATAGAAGAATGCTGTAGGAATGCGGGTTGCAGAGCAGTTCATCTGCATATTTAAGGGTATATCTAGGCATATTTAGGGCTATATTTACATATTTTAGGGCATATTTCTTTTCTGCCCTTCCCTATTTTTCCGCTCCCTCCCTTACTACGTTCGGTCGGTCGCGGAGCTATCCCCTCTCCTGCGTCGAGGGTATGAGTGTTGGCTCACCTACGTTCGCATGAGTTTATTGTCCCTTCGGGACTCTAAGCAGGTCGGATTATGTCGGAGATAAGGTCGGTTAATAGACCCCCCAACACCCATATATATATACTCGTATATACCTACTACTACCTACAGTATTACAGTTATAATTTCACATGCTTTTTTAGGATTCCACTTTTACTTGTATAAGGTACCCTATTCCAGTTATAATTTTCCCAAAGGTTTTGCAGGTAAGATTGAGACACTTCGCTCAAACTCTTCTCCAAAAGATTCATACTTGCCTGCAAAATTTTTTCTGGAGAAAAAAAGTATGGCAATTGATACAGATTATTCTTTTTTAAATTTGCCTGAGGCGGGTTCCTCTGCGCAAGGACCAATTGCAAGACCATCCTTTGACCCAACCGATTTTAGTTTCAACCTCGATAGATATGCGCCCCGTAATCTTCCAGATGTTGAAATGGTTGCTCCGAGTCTTCCATCTTTGTCTGCAGACGAGAGCGACGCTGTTTTAGATAACGCTCGCCCCTTTGAAGATATTAGAACTCTCGGAGCGACATTTGGCCAGAAGCTAGCCGAGACTGAAAGATTCTTTGGCGAAAGAGTTTCTAGCCTGCAAGGCAATATAGACGATTTAATAAATACCAAAAGTGATTTAACCAAACAGTTAGAAGCTGCTTTCTTACAACAAGATGAAATGAGTCAACAAGCTATTGAGGAGCAAATTGCTGCCTTAGATGCTCAGAGAGCGGAGCTAACTGCTCAACTTGAAGCTTCCGTCTCTGAAGCTGAAGCGAATGGCGTAGATGCTGTTGCTGCGGCAGAGCAAGTTGCAGCTGAACAGATTGCTACGCTTGACCAACAGATAGCCCAGACGTCTCAAGAGCTACAAGCAGCACTTGCCCAGCAAGATGTTATTAGAGCTGAGGAGTCAGAGAAAAGATTGGTAGAGCTAGAGAATCAAAAAGTGACTCTAACAGACCAATTTACTCAACAGCAAACTGCTTTACAAGAACAGTTCGGCCAGAGAGAAGCAGAATTAACAGGAACAATAGATAGCTTACAGGGTGAAATAAATAATATAACTGGAGCAAGGGACTCTGCTATAGCCGAAAGAGACCAAGCGATTGCCCAACAAGATACGATTAGAGCTGAATCTGCAGATGCGCAAGCCCAAGCACTTGACGCCCAAGCTGGTGATTATCAAGCTCAGCTAGATGAATTAACAGGTCAAAGCACTCAATATCAAGGTCAGGTAACTGAAAGGGACCAGACGATTGCAGACTTACAGGCGCAGATTGCTGCGTTACAAGGTGCTGGACAACCTCCAGTAAATACACCTCCATCTTCTGGAGTTGGACCAGGAGGAGGAGAGCCAGGATTTTACGATAACCCACCTCCAGACAAAAAACCTCCGCAGTTATTTATAGATGATGGCCCTGGTTTTAGAGATGATAGAGATGTTGGCGGTCCTGTCTTTGGACCAGGTGATATGGATGGATTACCAATTAATATTGGCGGTCCTCCTTTAACAACACCAATAGCAAATCCTAGAAATCCTGGTATGCTAAAAATTATAGAAGATAAAATTAGAGATGCAGGCGGAGAAAGAATTATATATGGAGAACCTAAACCTTTACCAAAAGCCCCTGTTTTAACAAAACCTAGAAAGCCAATTAGTTATGGTGGAATAGGTGGAATAGATAGAGGACCAGGTAGGTTTTTCTTAAGATAAGGAATAAATTATGAGTAAAATAAGAGCAGCAGCAGAAATGATGGGTAGGATTCTACCAGGTAGAAGTCAAAACATTTCTCAACAAGTTTTAGGAAATCCAGGCCGTAGACAAGAAATGATGGGTAGAAGTATTCCAGGCAGAGGATTAGCAGGAAGCTTAAGACCCGTTCCAGGTGACATATCTAAAGCGCAGGCTTTAGGAATGACTACTGCTATGGGTGGACTTGGCGGACTTGGAGTTGCAGATTTAACTGAAGGATTTACAGAAACAGCTAATATAAAAAATTCAATATTTTCAAACCCAGAAGAATTAGGAAGACAAGCTGCAAGAGCTAAAATGACTCTTCAGGAAATTATGGATAGAGCTAGAGGTAAAGCTGAAGAATTAGGTGAAGCTCCTCAAATATATATGTTAAAAGTTCAAAGCGGTTATCAAGATGAAATGAATAACCAACAAATGCAAGAGCCTCAAAGAATATACGACGAAGACCAAGGTATGAAGCCTGTATCTTTATTTATGAATGATGGAGGCGAAGCTTCTGTTCAAGAGTATATAAAAATGCTAAAAAATAAAATGGATGTATCTGAGGCAGCTTTACGTACTGCAAGACAAGGTAGAGGACCAAACCTTTCTGCAATAAATATACCTACCAAAAAAATAGTTCAACTTAATAAAGAATATTTAAATGCTAAAGACGAATATCAAAGAGCTATTAGAAGTTTAACTAAAGGTAATATAAAAGAATATGAATCTAAAGGTTCTATAGGACAATTTTTTTCTCCAATGTCAATGACTCCAGCGATGGCTCCTGGAGAAATTAAAAAATTTATTGAATATAAAGAAACGCAAGGTATGGCTGATGGAGGCGAAGCTTCTTTCCCAGACCTAACAGGTGATGGACAAGTTACTCAAGCTGATATCTTAAAAGGTAGAGGTGTATATGCAGAAGGTGGCGAAGCCGATATGCAAATGACAGAACAACAGGCAATGTCTGAGCTAGAAGGTATTGCTCCAGAAGCTAAGATGATAGAGCAGTTAGTTATGGCTGTTATGCAAATGATTCAACAAGGTGTTAGCGAAGCAGATGTTAGAGCTTTCTTAACAGAGCAAGGTTTAGACGATGAAGATATCGAAGACTTGTTTATGATAGTCATGCAACAGATTGAGCAAGGCCCGACTGAAGAGCCAATCGGTCAAGAACTGCAGGGGATGATGTAATGGGTTTTTTTACCCAGGCAATTACTCAAGGCCCTGGCGGTCAAATGTATACAAACGGTTCTATGCAAACTCCGTATAATCCGCCCCAAAATCAACCGTATCAACAAGAGCCTGCTCGTCCTATAAATATAAATACTAATCCTATTCGTCCTGGCGGAAATCAAGGCGGTATAGGCTCATTCCCTAATCCTTTTGGCAATAGAGGCGGATTTAATAATCCTTACGGCGGTAGTCGAGGTGGATTTGGACAGCAACCTGGATTTGGTGGAGGCTTTAGACAGCCACCTCAATTTGGTGGAGGTATGTACGGCAATCCATACGGCGGCGGTGGCTTTGGTATGCAAAGACCTCCTCAGTTCGGTGGTGGATACGGTATGCAACAACCTGGATTCGGTGGCGGATTCGGTGGCGGCAATCCTTATGGTGGTGGTTATGGTCAGCAACCCCCTCAATTCGGCGGTGGCTACGGCGGTGGCTACGGTGGAGGAATGGGCGGTGGTTTCGGCGGTGGCGGATACAGAAGAATGCCCCCTATGTTCGGCGGTGGGAGTCCCTTTGCACCTGGATTCGGCGGTGGTATAGGCGGTATGTTCCCTGGTATGGGAGGCGGATATGGTCAAAGACCTCCGATGTATGGCGGTGGAGGATTTGGCGGAGGATTTGGAGGTGGATTTAGACAACCTCCTAGTTATGGTGGTATAGGCGGTGGGTTTAAACAACCGATGCCTCAACCAATGCCTATACAAATAGGTAGACCTCAACCGATGCCTATACAAGTAGGTGGACCAGTAAGACCTCCTTTCCTAGATAAGATTAGACCAGTTAGACCTCAGCCGATGCCTATAGCAGGTGCGATAAGAGGCGAACCAGTGAGGATTGGTAATTATGGCCTTGATAGAAGAATTGAAAATGACGTAGCAAGACAGATGCCTGAAATGCAAACTCAAGGCCCAGAAAGTATGATGTTTAGTAGACTTGGCTAGATAAAAAATGAACTTCTCGCAGCTAACCGAGACAGAGTTAAAAGAAGCTCTGATGCTCAAAGAAAAGCTTGACGGCTTTGAAACCCAAGATAAATGCCAAAACGATTTTTTGTCCTACGTGGAACACATGTGGCCAGAATTTATATGTGGTCGTCATCATAAGATTTTTGCAGAAAAACTTAACAAAGTAGCAACAGGCGAAATTAAACGTTTGATTGTTAATATGCCTCCTCGTCATACTAAATCAGAATTTGCATCTACCTTTTTCCCATCATTTATTATGGGTAAGAAACCCAAGATGAAGATTATGCAAACAACCCATACAGGGGAACTAGCCGTACGATTTGGTCGTAAGGTCAGAAACTTAATGGACCAAAAAGAATATAAAGACGTATTCCCAGAAGTTAAACTCCAAGCAGATAACAAATCAGCTGGACGTTGGGAAACCAACAAAGGCGGCGAATACTTCGCAGCTGGTGTAGGTGGTGCTGTTACTGGTAGGGGTGCGGATTTATTAATTATTGACGACCCTCATTCAGAGCAAGACGCTCTTAGCCCTAATGCTTTGGAATCTGCTTGGGAATGGTATACCTCTGGACCTAGACAGCGTTTACAGCCTGGTGGAGCTATAGTATTAGTTATGACGCGTTGGTCTTCTATAGATTTAACAGCCAAGTTATTAGAGTCGCAAAAGGAAGCACTTGCTGACCAATGGGAGATGATAGAGTTTCCTGCTATTTTTCCAGAAACAGATAATCCTTTGTGGCCTGAGTTCTGGCCTAAAGATGAATTATTAAAAGTTAAATCTTCTATTCCTGGAATTAAATGGAATGCTCAGTGGATGCAGAATCCTACAGCTGAAGAAGGAGCCATTATAAAAAGAGACTGGTGGAAGCGCTGGACTAATAAGAGCATACCACCTGTTAAATATATTATGCAGTCATACGATACTGCGTTTTCTAAAAGCCAAACTGCTGACTTTTCAGCCATATCAACTTGGGGTGTTTTTAAACCCTCAGAGGATTCTCCTGATTGTTTAATCTTATTAGACTGTCAAAAAGGTCGATGGGATTTTCCAGAGCTAAAAGAAATAGCTATGCGTGAGTACACTTATTGGGAATGCGATATGGTTCTTATCGAAGCTAAAGCATCTGGAACTCCGCTTACTCAAGAACTACGGCGAATAGGTATTCCTGTTGTTAATTACTCTCCAACCAGAGGCCATGATAAACATTCTAGAATGCACTCGGTTGCTCCTATCTTTGAATCAGGAATGGTGTATGCACCTAACAAGACCTTTGCAGAGGATATGATAGAGGAATGTGCGTCATTTCCATTTGGAGCTAACGATGATTTATGTGATACTATGACCCAAGCCCTGATGCGTTTTCGTGAAGGTGGTTTTGTTTCTTTAGCAAGCGATTACGAAGACAAAGAAAGGCAAAGACCTCTTAGGGCATATTATTGATGAGATTATAAAATGGCAATAGAAAAACAATTTTCAGAAGAAATAATAGATACAAGTACAACTCAAGATGTTGGTGGTGTGGACTCTCAGATTATTGAAGTCTTAGAAGCTATGGGCAACGAAGAAGAAGTACAAATGCAAGCAGACGGTTCTGCAATATTAGGTCCAGAAGAGCCAATGATGCCAGAAGTGGGTTTTGCAGAAAACTTAGCAGAGGTTATATCACCTCAAGAACTTTCTACTATTTATATAGAGTTAGTAGGAGCTATTGAAAGTGACAAATCATCTAGACAAGATTGGGAAAACACTTATACAGATGGATTAAAGTATTTAGGTATGAAGTTTGACGATAATAGGTCTGAGCCTTTTGCAGGTGCTAGTGGTGTTATTCATCCGTTGTTAGGAGAATCTGTTACTCAATTCCAAGCGCAAGCATATAAAGAATTATTACCAGCTGGAGGCCCTGTTAAAACTCAAGTAATAGGTGCTTATGATGGTTTGGTTGAAGAACAAGCCCAAAGAGTTAAAGAGTTTATGAACTATCAAATTCTTCATGTTATGGAAGAATATGATGAAGAATTAGACCAGATGCTTTTTTATCTACCTCTTGCAGGTTCTGCATTTAAGAAAGTTTATTACGATGAAACGTTAGGCAGACCTGTATCAAAGTTTGTAGCTCCAGAAGATTTAATTGTTCCTTACTATACAACTGACCTAGAAACTTGTTCGCGAATTACTCATGTTGTTAAGATGCCAGAAAATGATGTAAGGAAATTACAAGCTATTGGATTTTACAAAAATGTAGATGTTGAGTCTGGAGATAACGTTACTTTAAATTCAGATATACAATCAGAAAAAGAAAAGTTAGAAGGTATGGAGCCAAGTTATGATGATGGTGAAGTATCTGTTCTATATGAAGTTCATTGTAATTTAGATTTAGAAGGCTTTGAAGATATAGGTCAAGATGGTGAGCCTAGTGGGGTTAAGCTACCTTATATTGTAACGATAGACTCTAATAGTGAAAACATTTTGGCCATTAGAAGAAACTTCAAAGAAGAAGACCCAATGAAGAAAAAGACTGAATACTTTGTTCACTTTAAATTTCTTCCTGGTTTAGGATTCTATGGATTTGGTTTAACACACATGATAGGTGGTTTATCTAAGGCTTCTACATCTATTGTTAGACAGTTAATTGATGCTGGTACTTTAGCTAACTTACCTGCTGGTTTCAAAACTCGTGGTATTAGAATTAGAGATGAAGATACCCCAATACAACCAGGTGAGTTTAGAGATGTTGACGCTCCTGCAGGCTCTCTTAGAGATGCTATTCAGCCATTACCATTTAAAGAACCAAGTGGTACTTTACTTAACTTATTAGGGTTATTAGTACAATCTGGACAAAGATTTGCTTCTATAGCAGATACTAATATTGGTGAAGGTAACTCTCAAGCTCCTGTAGGAACTACTTTGGCTCTTATGGAAAAATCAAGCAAAGTATTATCTGCTATTCATAAAAGATTACATAACGGTCAAAAGAAAGAATTTAGATTATTAGCCACTATTTTTAAAGATAGTCTGCCTCCTGTTTATCCTTACGCAGTATCAGGTGGTAATATGCAAGTTAAGCAACAAGACTTTGATGACAGGGTAGATATATTCCCAGTAAGCAATCCAGACATATTTTCTACTAGCCAAAGAATAGTTATGGCTCAAGAAATGATGCAGTTAGTTCAATCCAATCCAGAAATACATGGTCCTGGTGGAACTTATGAAGCTTACAGAAGAATGTATGCTGCTTTAGGTGCAGATAATATAGACCAGTTACTTATGCCACCACCAGATACAACTCCTAAACCAATGGAGTCTGGTATGGAAAATAGTGGTCTTATGATGGGTGGGCCAGCTCAAGCATTTCCAGAGCAAGACCATGATGCACATATAGCTACTCACGTGTCCTTATTAAATATGGCTCCTGTTCAGATGAATGCTCAGATACAAGGAAATATACATTCACATATCATGCAGCATTTACAATTAAAAGCAGATGCAATTGCTCAACAGCAAATGCCTCCAGAAGCTATGCAGCAGTATCAACAAATGCAACAACAAGCTCAACAAATGCCACCTCAAGAAGCAGCTCCAGTTATGCAGCAAGCTCAGGCTATGTTAGCTCAATTTAGTTCGCCAATTATGTCTGAACTAATGCAACAATTCTCTCAACAAGTATCAACTCCACCAGAGGAAGACCCACTTGTTACTATTAGAAAACAAGAACTTGCTCTTAAAGGACAAGAGTTGTCTCAAGACCAAGAGCAATTTGAATCTAAAGAAAGAATGAGAATGGAAGAAAAATTACGTCAAGATAAAATTGATGTAGAAAGAATACAAGCTCAAAAAGATATAGCAGAACTAAAAGATGATACGACTAGAGATAGAATGGACCAACAAAAAGAATTAAAATTAATTGATATTGGTTTAAAAGGGCTGTAAAGTACACTTATGAAAAATATAAAAGTATTAAAAGGAAAACAAGGTTACTCTAATAAGGGTTCCGTGCCATTTAAAGCTGTTTCAGAAGCACCTAAAAAAACTAAAGCTTCTTCTACTCCAGGAATGGGTAAGGGGAAAGCTAGAGGTATGGGCGCTGCTGAATTTGGCGGCAAGTTTTCTGGTATATATTAAATGTCAATTCTTTGGCTGTCTGAACAGCTGAAAAAAAGGATTGGTGAAAAGAAAGATGATATTCAAGTAGCCATTATGAATGGTGCTAAAGACGTTGAAGAGTATCATTATCTACGTGGGCGCTACAATTCTCTCGCCGACTTAGAATCTGAACTTAGAGAGTTGCTAAAAAAGGTGATAGAAAACGATGAGCAAGGTAATAGTTCCTGACCATGTCGCAAAAGCAGTAGAAAGAGAAAATCTACAAAAAGCTGAAAAAATTGAAAAAGAAAAGAAGCCAGAAGCGGTTAAAGAAGTAGAAAACGCTTATACAGAAGCTTCAAAAAGAGTATTGGACCCATCCTTACTTGATAAATCATTTCTAGAAAGAATGCCTCAACCTACTGGTTGGAGGATACTTATATTGCCATATAAAGGCAAAGGTGTGACCGAAGGCGGCATACAATTAATTAAAGAAACAGTCGATAGAGAATCCTTAGCAACCGTAGTGTCCTACGTTGTTAAAATGGGTCCTATGTGCTATTCAGACAAAAACAAATTTGGAGATACTCCTTGGTGTAAAAAAGGAGATTGGGTGCTAATTGGTAGATATGCAGGAGCCAGGTTTAAGCTTGGCGATGATGCAGAGTGCCGTATTATAAACGACGACGAAGTTATCGCGACTATTGACGACCCCGATGACATTGTTAGCGCATAACGTGAGGAGGACTCATGCAAGAACCAGAAATGAATGAAGAATTACAACAAGAACCTATTGAAGATGGGGAAATTGTTGAGCTAGAAGCAGAGGAATCTTCTGATGATAAAGAATCAGAAGTTGCTATAGAAAATGTTTCTGAGCAAGAAGATAAGCAAGTTAAAAAAGAAGACGAGTTAGAAGATTATTCTAAAGGCGTTCAGAAAAGAATAGCTACGCTTACTAAGAAAATGAGAGAGCAGGAAAGAGCAGCTAATTCTGCTTATGAATATGCTCAATCATTGCAAGCAGAAAATCAACAATTAAAACAAAGCAGCACACAGTTAAATAAAAATTATTTATCAGAAGCTCAAAACAGATTAAATTCTCAAAGAGCGCAAGCTAATGCAGTTTTAAAAAATGCTTATCAAGAGCAAGACTGGGACAAGGTAACAAAGGCTCAGGGTATTCTTGATAAGATAACAGTAGAAGAAAGCAGGCTAGTTAATAGCAAACCAGTACAGGTTGAGCAAACAACTAGCTATCAAAATTACCAAGCTCCAATACAGCAACAGGCTCCAGTTCAGCAACCAGCTAAACCAGACCCTGAAGCAGAAAATTGGGCTAGTAAAAATGAGTGGTTTGGTGAAGATGAGACAATGACCCTAGCCGCTTTTAACATTCATCGTAAATTAATTGAAGAAGAGGGCTTTGACACTTCTGATACTACATATTATGATGAGATAGATAAACGTATCAGAACTGAATTTCCTCACAAATTCTCAACAGGTGATGAAGTCAAGTCTAATAGCAAAATGCAACAGAATGTTGCACCAGCTGGAAGAAGTGATAGTTCTGGGCGCAAACGTCAAGTCAAACTTAGCGCAAGCGAAGTTCAAATGGCAAAACGTTTAAATGTGCCGCTTG